GCAGATTATTTGCAGATTTTGTAACCACATCTACAAGTGCCGATGCTGAAATAAAAGATAACATACGAATCCTAAGAGATAGGGCAAGAGAGTTAGCTAGAAACGATAGCTACATTGCTAGATACCTCAATCTAATGGTATCTAATGTTATCGGCAAGCATGGCATAAGAGTTAGCTCCAAAGCTAGGAACGATGATGGTTCTTTAGACATTGGAGCTAACCTGCTCATTGAAAGAGCTTGGAAGGAATGGTCTCAGCTTGGCAATTGTACAACCAATGGCAGGTTGTCATTCTTAGATTGTCAAAAAATATTCATAGAATCGCTGGCAAGAGATGGCGAGGTTTTAGTTAGAAAAATAAAAAACCCAAATTCTCCTTTTGGCTTTCAACTACAGTTTTTAGAATCAGATCATTTAGACGAAAACAAAAATGATGTTTATAAACAAACTGGCAACAAAGTTAAGATGGGTGTTGAGGTAGACAAATATGATAAGCCAGTGGCTTTTCATTTGTATAAAGATCACCCTTACAATAGAAATTACTTAAGCCAGAATCAGCACATTAGAGTTCCTGCCGAAGAAATCATTCATGCTTATATGCCACAAAGGGCAGAACAAACCAGAGGTGTTTCTTTAATTGCAACTGCTATGGCAAACGTCAAGATGCTTAATGGTTATCTTGAAGCAGAGATAGTTGCAGCAAGAGTTGGTGCATCTAAAATGGGCTTCTTCACTTCACCAGATGGTGATGGCTATGTTGGTGATGGTGAATATGAAGATACATTCAATCCAACAATGAACGCTCAAGCAGGAGTCTTTGAGCAGCTTCCAGCAGGTATGGACTTTAAGGCTTTTGACCCTAATCATCCAACATCTGCTTTTGAGTCTTTTACAACAAGCGTGCTTAGAAGTATTGCATCAGGATTAAACATTTCTTATCACTCACTATCTAACGATTTAACATCTGTTAATTATTCTTCTATCAGGCAAGGTGCTTTAGAAGATAGAAGTATGTATCAGATATATCAGCAATTTGTAATTGAGCATTTTGTAAACCCAGTATTCCAATCATGGTTGGAGATGGCTATTTCTACAGGTTATATCAATTTACCAATGGGCAAGTTTGATAAATTTGCCAGATCAGTAAATTACATTCCAAGATCATTCGCATGGATTGATCCATTAAAAGAAATGCAAGCTAATGTTATTGGTTTACAAAATGGAACACTTACATATTCAGATATTTCTGCATCTTATGGCAGAGATACTGAAGAATTGTTTGAGCAACATCAAAAAGAAATTGAGTTAGCAAAACAATATGATATTGAATTAGCTTATCAGCCATTTGGTCAGAAGTTACCAGTGGAAGCTAAGATACAAGGTGGCGAAGAAGAAGATGGCTAGACCAAATGCAGGCATGAAGTCAGAAGCTCAAAGAGGGCTTGATTGGCGTGAAGAATTTGGCAGAGGTGGAACTAGAGTTGGTGCAGTAAGAGCAAGACAAATAGTTGCTGGTGAGAATTTATCAGATGAGACCATCAAAAGAATGTACAGCTTTTTCTCCAGACATGAGGTTGATAAACAAGCTGAAGGATTCAGTGCTGGCGAAGAAGGTTATCCTTCTAATGGCAGAATTGCATGGGCTCTCTGGGGTGGTGATGCAGGCTATAGCTGGTCAAAAAGATTGGTAGAACAAATGAAAAAAGATGATGAAAGACAAACAGTTTTTGATTCAAATGAATCAGAAATACATCCAGTAGAAAATACTGAGGAGAAAACTATGCAAAAAGAAGATAGACATATCCTCAGCGTTTCTGAAACTGATAACTCTGTTATCGTTGAGTTTGAGAAACATGAGGATGTAGAAGAAGGTGAAGAAGTAGAAATGGCTGAGGAAGTTTCTATGATGAATCAAGATGAGGAAGAAAGAAAAGTATTACATATGCCTATGAAATATAGGACTGTTGATCTTTCCAGAGCTTCTCATATTGATGAGGAAAATCGTAGAGTCAGAGTTGGTGTTTCTTCTGAAGAACCTGTTGAAAGAAGTTTTGGCATGGAAGTGCTAGGACATTCTGAAGGTGATATAAACATGGAGTTTATTTCATCTGGAAGAGCACCTCTTCTCTTGGATCATGACATGACCAAGCAAATAGGTGTAATTGAAGAATTCAAACTGGATGAGACTGCAAAAAGGACAATTGCAGTAGTTAGATTTGGTAAATCTGCTTTAGCTCGTGAAGTGTTTGAAGATGTCAAAGATGGTATTCGCATGAATATCTCTGTAGGCTACAGAATAGATAAACTGGAGCGTATACAACGTGATGGCGAGGATTATTACAAAGCAAATTGGTCTCCGCTAGAAATTTCTAGCGTGAGTATCCCTGCTGACCAATCGAGACTTGTAGGCGTTGGGCGTTCTAAAAATAAACAAACTAAAACTCAAATAGAGGTAATTAAAATGACAAAAGAAGTTAAAAATGAAATTAACCTTGATGAAGTTAGAGCTCAAAGTGCTGACGAAGCAAAAGCTGAATTCAAAAGAAATTCAAAAGAGATCATTGATCTTGCTGTAAAGCACAATAAAAGAGACCTAGCTGACAAGGCTATTCAAGAAGGTGTATCTGTTGAAGAGTTCAGAGGAATATTATTGGAAAACATTTCTAATAACACTCCACTTGAAACTCCTTCTGAAATTGGAATGACACCAAAAGAAGTTAGAAGATTTAGTTTAGTAAAAGCTATCAACGCTCTTGCTAATCCTTCTGATAGAAATGCACAGCGAGCTGCTGAATTCGAATTCGAATGTTCAGAGCAAGCTGCTAGAGAACATGGCAAAGTAGCACAAGGAATTATGCTTCCTGCTGAAGTTCTTCGTAACTGGACTAGAGACATCAACACTGGTGATGACTCAACTCTTATCGCTGAAGATTACAAAGGCGGAGATTTCATAGACGTTCTAAGAAACTCTTCTTCTGTAATGCAAGCTGGTGCAACTATGCTTCGTGGATTACAAGGCAACGTGGTTATTCCTAAGAAAACTGCTGCTGCTTCTGCTGGCTGGATCGCTACTGAAGGTGGAGACTCTGCTGAGTCTGAATTCACTTCAGGATCAGTAACTATGTCTCCTAAAGTTATCGGTGCTCACACTGATGCTTCAAGATTAATGCTTCAACAATCTTCATTAGATATTGAAAACTTAATCAGAGACGACCTAACACAATCTATTGCTCTTGCAATTGATTTGGGTGCTTTAGCTGGTTCTGGTACAAGTGGTCAACCTACTGGTATTGCTAATACTTCTGGTATCAACACAACAACTTTTGCTGCTGCAAACCCAACATTTGCTGAGATTGTAGCTATGGAAAGTGCTGTTGCTGCTGATAATGCATTGTCTGGTTCATTGTCTTACATTTGTAAGCCAGCAGACTATGGAACATTGAAAACAACAAGCAAGGACACAGGTTCTGGTATGTTCGTTGTTGAGCCTGATGGAAGAATGAATGGCTACAATGTTGTTAGAAGTAATCAAGTAACTTCAGGTGATTTCTACTTTGGAAACTTTGCTGACTTGTTAATTGGAATGTACGGTGGGTTGGATATAACTGTTGATCCGTATGCACTTTCAAAAGCAGGTGGTGTGAGAATTATTGCTCTACAAACTGTAGATGTAGCAGTTCGTCATGCTGTTAGTTTCTGTAAGTCATCTGACTAATTAGCTGATGCTTAAATGGAATGGTGGGGGCAACCCCACCACCTTAATTATGAAAAAATATAAAATTTTACAAGACACAGTTGCCAATGGATCAAAGGTTCATGCTGGAGATATAGTAGAACTAGATCAACAAACAGGTCATTCATTATGTGGCTATGGCAAGGCAGAAATTCATGTTGAAAAACCAAAGGCGAAACAAGCTGATAGAAGTGTTGGTTTAGAAACATCAGAGGTTAAAGCTCCAAAGAAAAGAGCTAAAAAATAAATCATGCCCATCGAGAGTGCAGCAGATTTTAACTCCTATTTAGACATAAATACAGGTCATGGAGTTACTGCTACATTCTTCGAGGTGCAACAATCATTATGGGATCAAAGAGTTGGTCTCATTGACACTTGGTTTGATATTGATTCAGGAAATTCAACGAATATCAACATCATCATAGATCAAGAATATTTCAACATAGAAGGTGGCACAGTTCCTGTTGCTGGTTATCAACCTAGAGCAATTATCAAAGCTACTGATGCTCCTTATATATCGCAAGAAGATAGATTGGTGGTCAATGCAATTACAACTAATCGTGGTAGTGTTTTAAAGCCTGAGACTTCTTTTGTTGTTAGAACAGTAGAGCCTGATAATACAGGCATGGTTTCACTGATATTAGAGGAAGAATAATGTCTCAATATCGCATGGAAACAGAAGAAGATATGATTGCATATTTAGATATAGACTATGGTCATGGCGTATCTGCTGTTTATACAAATAATGGCACTGACTCTACTATTAAGATTATTCTAAATAATGAATATGTTGAACAAGAAGAAGGTATAGGCGTGGAAGCACTAAAGCCCATAGCTTATTGCAGAACGATAGATGTTCCAAATATATCTTTTGGAAATACACTAGCTGTTGCAGCCATTAAAGACGTTGATGGCAATACATTAAAAGCAGCTCAAAATTATACAGTTGTTAATATACAAGCAGATAGAACTGGTTTCTCTGCTTTGATGCTTGAGGAAATATAATGGCAAATCATATTAGACAACAAATCAGAGAAAAATTTGGCACAACTCTAACAGGATTAACAACCACTGGTTCTAATGTTTTTGAATCCAGAGTTTATCCATTAGAAAATGCTTCTTTGCCAGCATTAATTATTTACACAAAATCAGAAACATCTGAGCCTATCGTTATAGGAACACAAAGACTTATGAGCAGAGATTTATTAGTGGTTGTGGAAGGTTATGCAAAAGCCACTAGCAACTTTGACGATACTATTGATACAATAAGCAAAGAAGTTGAAGCAGCAATAGCTGCTGATAGAACTCTGGATGGATTAGCTAAAGATACTTATTTAGAATCCACAGAGATAGAGTTTAACGCTGAGGGAGAAAAGCCATTAGGCTATGTCTCTCTTACATTTTTAACTAACTATTATGTCAAGGAAAATGCTCCTGACGTAGCAGTTTAAAGGAGATAATTATGAAAATGATTAGTCCAGACGGAAAAGTTTCTATAGATGCTCACCCCTCTAAGGTTGAGTCATTATTGAATAAGGGTTGGAAAGAGGAAGCAGCCCCATCGAAAGATAAACCTAAATCTTCTTCTAAAGAAAAGTCGAAAGACGAGGTAAAATATGGCGACTCATAAGGGAAGCGAGGGAACTGTAAAAGTTGGCTCAAATGCTGTAGCTGAAATAAGGTCTTACTCAATCGAAGAATCTGCTGATACTTTAGAAGATACTTCAATGGGTGATTCTGCTAGAACTTATAAACCATCATTAACAAGCTTCTCAGGAAGTTTGGATGTTTTTTGGGATGAAACTGATACATCAGGTCAAGGTGCTTTAAGCATTGGATCAGAAGTAACTTTGAATGTTTATCCTGAGGGCGATGCTTCTGGCGATACTTATTACACTGGTTCAGCTATTGTAACTGGTGTTTCAAGAACTGGTTCATTTGATGGATTGGTTGAAGCTAGTATTTCAGTTCAAGGCAATGGTGCTCTAACAGAAAGCACTGTATAAAAATGAAAGCAATTGAAAATGCTGTAAAACATTTTGCAGAGCAAGATGTAAAAGTAATTGAAGTGCCTGAATGGGGTGATGAAGATAACCCATTAAAAATATATAGTAAGCCATTAACGCTAGCTGAAACTTCTAAGCTTTATAAAATGAGCAAAGAGGATGATCTAACGATGATGGCTTATGTCCTTATTTATAAGGCACTAGATGAAAACGGAGATAAGTTATTTGATCTAAGTGATAAAAATAGCCTATTAAACAAAGTTGATAGAGAAGTATTGGTTAATATAGCTCAACAGATCATGGGGCAAGAGCCTATTGAGGAAGTTAAAAAAAACTAATAGAGGATACTAATTTATATGTGCAATATGCACTGGCTGAAAAACTTGGAAAAACTTTAGAAGAAATCCAAGAAATTAGTATCCACGAATTTCAAGGGTGGATAGCTTACCTAGAAATAGCTCAAGAGAAACAAAGTAATGGCAAATAAAAAAGTACAATTTACATTAACAGCAATCGACAAGACTAAGGCAGCTTTTGATAGAGTTGGCAAAGGTCTTAAGATTGTTGGTGGTGGTGCTAAAATGGCAAGCATGGGAGTGGCTAAGGTTGGTTTAGCTGCTGCTGGTGCTGCAACTGCATTAGCTGCATTGGTTAAAGTAAATACTGACTTTATGGATAAGCTTGGTAAAACAGCTTCTAAGCTTGGAATAGAAGTTGAATTCTTGCAAAACATGAGATTTGCTGCTGAACAGACTGGAGTAAAGGTTGAAGCTTTAGATATGGGTCTCCAAAGATTTATCAGGAGAGCTGCTGAAGCTGCAAGCGGAACAGGTGAAGCTAAAAGAGCATTTGAGCAACTGGGAATTGAATTAAAAGATTCAAATGGTAATTTAAGGGATGTTGAACTTATATTAAACGATGTGGCTGATGGCATTATGAATACTGCTGATTCAGCAGAGCAAGTCAGATTAGCCTTTAAGTTTTTTGATTCAGAGGGTGTTTCTTTGGTTACCACACTAAGGAATGGGTCGAAAGGCTTGCAGGAATTTAAAACTCAAGCTGAAAATCTAGGGTTAATTATAAGCAAAGAAAGTATAGATAAAGCAGAAATGTTTGCTGATTCTTTAAATATTCTTAAAAAACAATTTACTGCTATCACAGCAAATCTAACTGCTGCTTTTATTCCAATTTTACAAGATGCATCTAAGGTCTTGTCTGACATGATGACAGAGCTAAAAGGTAGTGATGATGATTTTGAAAATTTTGGCAAAGCAATGGCTTTACACGTTATTGAAGCGACCAAAAATGCAACTTTGGCAATATATCAATTTTTTCTTACTGTTAGACTAGAATTTGAAAAGTTAAAAGCTGTATTCGGTCAGGGCAATCCTGAGTTAGTAAAAATTATTAAAGACATTGAAGAAATGGATGCTGTTATGGAGCATCTTACAAAAACAGGTCAAGAAAATACTCAATTTATGAAAAACTCTCAGGCTAGAATGGCTATGTTGAGAGAAGAATTTACAAAACTTGTAGGCAAGGATGGAACTCAAGGTATTATTGATGCATTTGATGCTATGTCAGAAAGAATAATGAATTACACATCTGTTGCCAAAGAAGCTGGCGAGCCAGACCCAATAAAAAAAATATCAGAATCAGTATTAAAGTTTAAAGATGAGATGGGCATAACTGAAGCAGCTATATCAAATTTAACAATAAATACAATGAAAAAATTTGAAGATTCAATCATTGAAGGTTTGAAAAATGGCAAATTGGCATTTAAAGATTTTGCAAATTATGTTATTGAGCAAATTTTAAGAATCGCAATACAAGAAGCAATATTAAAACCGATTACAGGTGGGGTAGAAAGTTTCTTTAGTGGAATATTTGGAAGATCAATAGGTGGTGGTGTAAACAAAGGTCAGCCATATAAAGTTGGAGAATCTGGAACAGAGTTATTTGTTCCTCAACAAAGTGGAAAAATTATAAGCAATAATGATTTGCAGAATATGGGTGGAAATCAATCAGCACCCACAGTCAACTTCAACATATCAACAGTTGATGCTGCTGGCTTTGATCAATTATTAGCATCAAGAAAAGGATTGATAACATCAATCATAAACAACGCCATGAACAATCAAGGCAAGATGGGGGTTGTGTAAATGTCTGGTCAATTTCCAACAGACCCTAACTTTAGAGTTTTAAATTTTAAAGATAACAGACCAACGCTTTTGAACCAGACT